ACATATTCTCCCTCATCTAACTGCGCCGTTTGATCCTGTGGCACAGTTCCACCCTCTTGGTAAGAAGGCAATTGCTCAGGAGGCTGAGGACGTTGCTCTCCCGGCCTGTCTCCGTATTTCATACGTGGATGAATATAATCAGATGGGGAGGGTGTGTAGTTCATCTTGGGCACCTCAGGAGCAGGCTGTGTAGCCTCATTGATCTGCTGCTGTTTCGCCTTGATAGCTTCGGTTTCCCCTGTAAGAGGCTGCATCAATGCCCGCCCTTGTTCATACAGGTTCGTGGCATAATCCTTAAGCTCATGGTATTTCTCAGCTACGCGACCCAGCATGGTATCCGGGGCTTGCCCTTGGCCTGCCATTTGGTGGGCCTGGGCTTCCTCGGGATTTAATACGCGCTCCCCAGCGTCCACTTTGGCAATTTGGTCCTTCGGCACGGGGCCACCGTTGGCATACTGGGGAATATTACCTAATGCTGGTGTACCCAGAGTACTTTGTAGCAAATGTGGACGCTGCATCTGAGGCTCATCAGGTGCTTCACCACTAGGCATATTGGCAGCTAAACTTTGATTTTTTTTCATACGCTGAGCTGCTTGTGTTTTAGGATCAGCATTAGGATCAATACCCTGATTTCTCCAATCCTGAATACCTTGTAAAAAACCCATATTATTTCCCCTTTACATAGCAGCTATACTAGCCCCTGTCTTAGCAAGACCCTCAAAATTTTGGAGCCATCCAGTTTTAGATGCTTGAGTTGCCGCTTGTACATCTGGCGCGACCTGACCCATTGCTTCAAGTTGACCCTTGAGGTTTTCGCCATAGAGACCGGACTCCAAACCTGCACCCTCTTGACGCAACTTCTGAGCACCTAGCACATCCTGTGCCGCAATGCCTTCAGAAGTACCGGCTGCAGACTTCATACGATCACGCGCTAGCTCTTGCAGACCCTTAGTTGCACCCGCTGCATTGCCAGAAGCTGCTGCATTGCGTTGCATGGCAGCACCCACGCTACCTGCACCTGCACCAGCACCAAGTCCTGCAGCTGTCAGCATCTCATTCATCTGATTAGGATCAAAAGCATGCTCAGCCTGCATCTCACGAGTGGCAAATGGAGATAACACTCCCAATTCACCCTGGGCTTCTCCTCCCAGCTGTGCGCCTGTAGCCGCCGCTGTATCTGCAGCCTGTGTGGCTTGCTGAACTTGTTGTCGCAAACACTGCGCGACAGGCCCTTCATAGGAGTAAGATTCTTCTGAGATTAACTCCAGCCCTCCATCGGGCAACATTTGATATTCCAAACGCGTGTAAACCTTCATTGCTTACTCCTTATCATCTTGGAAAACCCGAGCCATCCCGGGCGATCTTTTTCAAAACCTAAACCTTCTTTACCGCAAATCCGCCTGCCAAATCTATCATACCCAGGGGGCAGAAAACACTGCACTGCATCAAAACCTTGCACTGCAGCGGCCTCTGTGGCTTCCCTGTCTAGAGCCTTTATGGTGGACCATTTACCTTCTGCGTCAGTCCAGTTGCTCTTGTCAATCCAAAGGTTTGCCTCTAGGACTATGCGTAGGGCATACGAGGCTTTTACTTCCCCATTCATGAGCAACACTTTATTTGCTGGGAACATTGCTGAGTCCAGAGAGGGGAATTGAAAATCTAATTTGTTCTGCTCATGTATACGCTTAATCTCTTCGAGATCGCTTGGATGATAAGAACGTACAAGGATATCGTCAGACATTTGTAAGTCTCTTTTCCCAAACTTTTTTTGCTGCCTCACTCATTTTCAACCTAGTCTCTTTGGAGACTTTTCTTCCTTTGTTGGCCTCACTGATTTTTCTTTTGAATTCTTCAGATCGAGGAGGAAGTTTCATACCCCGCGTACCGCCCGGTTTTCCTATTTTGGATAAACTGATCTTTCGTCTAGTTTCTTCAGAGCATTCACCACGGGCATCCCAGGCTTTACGCTGAGCCACGCGCATGCGTTGGATAGACTCTTCGGATCTCTTTCCAGCTTGACGAGTGTTGCCCTCTAAAGATTTGCTTATTTTTTTCCTTGTTTCTTCAGAGTGATGGTAGTTTTTCATACCACCGCCGCCATCAGTCAAGTTGTAACCAAATGGAGCTTTTGTATTCAAAGTAGAAATGTAAAATTTTTCTGCAAAATCCATCTCTTTCCGTGATTTGCATTCTTGCAGAACTTCTATAGAAAAAGCATCTGGGCCATATTTTCTGATTGCATTGTGAAAATAATATCTAGATCCTCTTGCAGCACTGGATATATGGTCTCTCCAACGCGACTGAAGAGTCTCAACTGTTTGTCCAATGTAAGAAGTGCCATAGAAGAGGTTTGTTATTTTATACACAATCATAGCAGTGACCTCTTCGTCGTTGGCGCGGGGCGTGTAAGAACAACGCCCAAACCTTGGCCACGAGTGCCAGTCTCTGTACCTGTACCTGATCCAGTGGAGTTGAGCAGAGTAGCTGCCGAGCTTCCAGTCATTTGAATCTGGGTTGCTGCTCCAAGACCACCTAGCACTGTAGGCTTCTGGGGATCTGAGCCTGGGTATTGCGCGTACGAGCGCAAGTAATAGGTCTGCTTGGTGGCTCCATCACTCAAAAATGTGGGCAAGCTTAGAAACCCAGTGCGAGACGTTCCATGGTCCACAACATGAGTGTTCGATGGATTAAAACTGTTTGAAGTTGAGATCTCACTGAAGTATCGAATACCTTTGTTGATCACTTGATTGTGAGTCATAGTCCAGTGCAAGATCTCTGAGGGGCAAGTGAGTACATTGCCAACCTGTGTTCCCTGAACTTGAATTGTGTCAATTGGAGGTGGGGGGTCGAGTTTACCCACAGCCACGGCACCAATATTCTGGGCAAGCCCGTTGACTGCATCAATGATGCGTGCAAAAAGGTTTCCACTGGTAAAATCCCTGCGTTGAATGGCAACGAGTTCTTGAGAACCATCAAGCTGCGAATTACGACCTTGCATGTCCCCTCCTCAATTCTGCCAAGTGATCCTCAGCATCTGCTTTGATATGGAACGTTCCGTAATGTTTTAGTTTGCCTTCAGACCACAGGCACACTCTCCAAGAAATTCCCCAAGAACTTTCTCTTTTATAGATACCTTTGGCTGTTCCTACATTCCATGCCTTTTGCCCTAAATGGGAATCTTTAAGTTTTTGAAGGGTAGCTGCAGAAGGCTTGTTACCCGTATTTCCCTCTCCTCCATCAGTGAGGTTTTTCAAGCATCCGGCACCAAGATCTTTTCGTCCCCAGAAGTCTATGAGGTACATCTCATACGCGAAAGCAGTGGCCTCATCAGGCCAATACTGCAAGATTATTCTAGATTTTGGTGGTGGAGAAAACCTGTGAGTGAGTTTCCTGAAAGCCCTTTTTTTAAAGCCTTTTCCTACATAGTATGGGGAACCATCTTCTCGTAACCACAAATATGTATAGAACATTTTCTTCCTCCTATGAAAAGGTGAGGAGGGAGGTGTTCATAGCACCTCCCAACTCTAGCCCAAAGCCGCTAAGCCTTGAGATACTATTTTATGCCAATGTTTCCGCCGCCAGTGGGATTGAGTGAGGACCAAGGATCGGCGAGACCACTGATAAGAACTTTGCACAATTCGAACCAATCACCACTTGCATCCGTAGAAAACTCTATGAATACACGCTGTCCTTTTACATTAATGTTTCTGTAGTAGTCATCATTAACGGGGTAGCTAAGTTTGATTCCATAAGGCAACCCAAGGGGCACAGACAGAGGATAACGACAATTGAGATCATTTGGATACAATGTCACATCCATTTGTCCTGATCCTTGTGCATTAAATTGCAAGATGGTGTATCTCTTCGCATGCATTCCTAGTAGGGGCATGGTCACGGCCTTGGCTGCGTTGACGAATGAATACGTGCAGTAGCTGGAATAAATTGCTGCTCCATCATCGCTCGTAGCGTCATCCTCGAATTGATAAATCTTCGAAGAATCTATGCCATTCCCGATGTAGAGAGGAATGTCAACCAGGTTGCCCCTTGTCACCAAACCCATAAACGGGGTAGGAATTTGCCAAATGCTCCACTTCCTACGCATGTCTGGATTTGCTAGTGTACCAAACATAGTGCTGTGCGTTCCGATATCTTTCAACAACTCCTCGAAGGACCCTATGGCTTCGTAATTCAGCATCAGGATCACATTAGGTGTGGTCGGAGTAGGATTGTACGGAGCGAACGGCAACCATTGAGTGGTGCCCGTTGGTATGCCCTCAGGGCTGGTCCCGGTAGGCAGAGGGACAGCGCAGAGAATCCTACGGTTGTTCACTTCATTCCTTATGCAAATGGTATTGGCAGCATTCCAATTGATTTGGTTCCAAACCTGAAGAGTTTCCAGGTTGAGCAATTCCGGCTTGCCGCCATCAAAACCATACAGTCCCGCACGGCACCCCATAATAGCCCATTCTTCTCCTGTATCGAACGCATTGATACCACAGGCACCCACGCGATTGCTAATCTCAGTCAGAGACCAACCTGCAGGTTCAGAGTTGGGGTTATCCTTGGTGACATACATGCTACTTGTCTTCATCAAGTAAAGACTATCACGTAGCACGAATCCACCCATGCAAGGTTGTGGGTTCTCCGTTGAAGTGTCTATGATACCACCATCTCCAGAGGCATCGACCATCTCAGGTCGGCCAATGTACGATCCATAGACAGAAGTCTTCAAATATGGGAAGAGAGTTGGATAGACTTCGATGCGGTCAATCAACAAGTCGGCCCCAAGTCCCATGTTCTGCGCCCAAACGCGCAGTGTAAGGTACTGATCCACGTTCCCAGTGAACACGTTGTTTGCAAGCAGCGGCCCGCTATAGACCGCTACTGAAGCAGTCATGGATGCAAGAGGCAGCACGAATGATCCATATTGTCCAAGCCCATTGGCTCCCTGTGTAAAGTTTCCATTGTTGTACTGGGTGAGGTCAATCACAAGATTACCGATAGCAACGCCAGAAGGGCAGGAACAAGCCACGCGCACTGAGTACGCTGTGTTGTTCTGCAGGATAGCAACGTTGAACGGGTCCTGGTAAGCGGTCTGATAGAGCATGCCCATCTGAGCTTGCACATGACCAGTGTTGTTGAGGATGTAAGCTGCTTCCCCAGTCACTGGACTGGATATCAGTTGTAGCTCTGTCGTAGAGACTGTGGTGAGGTTCAATCCCCAACCTGCAGGCTGATTCGCATTACCCTGGTAGCCACCATCGAAAGTCAGATTGTTGAAGTTCTGCACCTTGTTAAGCTGCAGACCATAGAACATACGACTCGAATAAGGTACACACCATGCGGAACTTCCCAGCTCGATCAAGTTGAACAGATCTAGGTTAGGAATATCGACCTCGGTGGAATCCAGCAGAACAGCATCCGAGAAACTGAAGGAGGCTGTAGTGCTAATGTTATCATTGATGATTGTGGCTGTGCTCGTAGTCACTACCGTGTTGACAGTGTTGGTAACGGCAGTCTCAATCACATAGAAGTTTGATCCAGGCACTCCATTCTGTCCAGCCTCGGTGATTGCAATACCGCGACCAATGATGTTGGGTGGACCTATAGGAATGTTCGACACATTTAGCAGGTTGGCATCAGACGACACTGTGAAAGTGACAGGAGGTGATGCAGGCGTCCAAGATCCTGTCTTCGTGATGAAGAACACGATGCCTTGACGCGTACCAGCCCCAATAGGAGCGATGGTGATACCAATGAAGGCTACATCACCATCTGTAGCTGTTCCGAAGATAGCGTTTGCAGTCGGCACACCCGCATAAATTGCGCCTGGATCAAACAAGAACTGTGTTCCTGACATGATTGCCTGAGCACTATTCTCAGCAACTGCGGTTGGTTGAGACGCAAGACCTGGGATGTTCACCGCAACACTAAATGTAGAACCTGGACCAACTGCTGTGATAACGAAGATGCCATTCATGGCGGAATTATTCGTTACGCCAATCACTTCGATGTTGTTTCCAACAATAGGCACTTGGCTATTGCTGGTGGATGCGAAGTCATATGTGAAGGTGACAACACCCGCTCCGTTGTACTGTGATTCAGTGATGTTATACTGACCAGTGTTCACGGCTTGCGTGATGGTGAAAGTGTTGTTGTAACCAACCTGATCGGGAGTATTGCCCGTGACATTCGTGATTGTGATCTGAGTTCCAACTGCGATACCAATGACACCAGGGGCTTCCAAGGTCAATGTAGCTTGAGTCAAGTACCCTGAAATGTTCGGAACAAAACCATTCAGGTATCCAGAATTTGACCATTGAAAAGTGAAGTAGTAGTAAGAATTCCCTGAAAATGGGGCTGGAGAATTCGCTGGTACAGTTCCTACACCTACACCTGTAACTTGCCAGATACCATCTAGAGTTATAGTACCAATGGTACCATTTGAAATCTGTACATAAACTGCAGGGCCAGTTCCAGCTGTAGCTGCATTGACTGCATCGACCAGTACTTTGTTTGAACCTGCTCCACTTGATGCGTAATAGCAAGTGACCACATTTCCTGATTGTGTTCTACCCGGTCCCTCACTCAAAACTGTTAAATATCCAGAGCTAGAGTTAGTAAACCCAGCGATAGGACCCAACTGTGTAATTGATGCAATCGGATACGAAAAGCTAAGCGTAGCTATACCGGCAGCAGTTCCACCCGGAGCAGTCACGTTTACTGTAGCAGAAAATGCACTGGTAGAAGGGGCAGGACTAGACAGAACGGTTACGATCTGACCATTCAACACTGCACTGGTACCTGTGAAACCGCTCAGGACATATAATGCACCCACCACAGGGGCCGTAGCCGCTATTGGTGACAATGTGAAAGTTGTCAGTGCCGGAACCGAAGGTGTACCTGATACCGCCGTGTATGCACTAATACTTAGACTATTGGTGATTCCTCCTGTGGTAGCTTGGAATGTTGGTGCAGCACCAGGGCCAACCTGGGTCACCGGATACCAATTTCCATCATTGTACAACTGACGAGGACGGTCAGTTCCGATATTCAGATCTGAAAACATGAGAAATTCAGAATCGTTTATCGTAGCTCCAACCGCGTACGAATTCGGAATAATGCCACTCAACGAGAGTGACAGCACACCAGGATTGTTGAGCACATTCTCAGACCAAATATTACCATCAGCATCGAGTGCCAAAGTGGTGAGCGCAGCGTTGTTCTGCTCGTATGTGCCAATCCAATTGAAATTCGACAGGGCCGGTGTGATGAATGTGGTGAGATCAAAATCTCCCACAGATGTAACACCAGCTCCCTCAGCTGTAATCTGAACTCCAAACTGTGGAGAATTGACATTAGCTGCGGACCATACATAGCCCCAGGGGTCCTCAGGACCTCCTAGATTATAAAGAGTCGGCACAGTCGTCAATACAACCGTCTTTGGAGTTCCCACGGGCGAGCCATTCTGCAGCAACTGAAACACTGCCGAGGTAGCCGCACTAGAGAAAGCCATGAAACTGGCGTTGAAGCCAGAGATGCCTGAAGACAGTGATATCGAGAAACCAAAACTTTGCGCAGTCAAAATCTCAGTCGAGTTCGCCGTTGTGTAGTACACGGTGATCACTAAACTGTTCAGAAAATATTCAAAGTTGTTAGCTACAGTGCCTGTGAAGGCTGTTAGATCAACACCGAAGCTGCTGTTGTTTACAATCGCAGGCGTCAATGTGGTTCCCCATTGATAAGACGAGGAGCCATAACTGTATGGAGCAAAGCCACTGTTGGCCGAAACAGGGATGTTCACCGGGGAGCCCAATAGAGTGTTGCCAAGGGTCAGCTGAGTGATCAGGTAAGGATTGCCACTGGTGTTCGTCACCTTAGAAGCAAACGCTACGCTCACACCCGTGATCGTAGCATTCCCAGGCACGGACAATCCCAAATTGTAGGCGTACAGAGGAGCTGAGACGTTCACCCCAGCAGCAGACCGAGCTGTAGCGTACACAGTGGGACTGGTGGACAGAGAATCAGTTGGATTAGTCCATGCAGTCGAGGAAGAACTCGTTGCTGATCCAGGGACAATCGCAGGGCTATAGCTTTGCCCACTGATAGCCGAGGTATATGCTGTAGGACTGAAAAGGTTGCTTGGGTCAATCCAACTCGTGCTCGAAGCTACTCCTTGGTTGGGTCCTACGAACTGACCATTGGCCGATACTGCACTAGCCGACAGATTAACAAATGTTCCAATAGGGCCGTTATCAACTGAGGCCATGAAGCTATTCATGGTGACAGATTCAGCGTACACAGTCTGCCCATTCAGGACACTCAGAAGGCCTTGGAATCCCGAGAGAATCCAACCCTCATTCACCGTTGGCTCAAGATTACCAACATACTGAAAAATAGCAAGACCTCCACTACCTAGGCTGTAACCAGTAATCTGAATTGTTGTAGCATAGGTGAATACGGAAACTAAGCCTGGTCTCGTAAAGACTGAGCCTACCCTATATTCCACGTCCCAATTTCGGGGGCTCGCACCTTCTGGTAAGTCACGGGCATCAGCCATTGTGATCAGACCACCAAGAACATCTAAGCTCGCAGTTCCGAGAGCTTTCAAATTGTGCCCGATATGGGTACCCTACCTTTCATACTTCAACAAATAAATGAGTGCTGCTTCGCCGCTTTCGGTCGTACCTACGCTGACATGCTCTCTTCTTTTCCAAATCTTTGTAGGGCATTTTTTATGTATCCTTCCTAGTAAAGTCGAGAGGAGCAGTGTACTAGGCACTGCCCCGCTCTAGCCCAGGGAGCAACCCCTGAGATGCTTCAGATCCTTAGACACCCGAGCTTGCTCAGATTGTGTCCCATAGATCTCCTTCAAGGTTTTAGTCGTGAATCGAAATGAAGTTCAAGTACGTCGTCTGACCCGGCGTGTAAACCGTCGAGTTATTCGGCATCTGGACGATACGATAATGGGCGTTGTATGGAAATACGACCCGTGTCGTTGAATCTGACCATGCCGCTGTCGGGAGAAACACCCCGCCATTACCGCTATCTACCCATGCATAAGCGACCGTAGGGCTGGGTGGAGTCCCCGGTATATCAACGTATCCCGAAGGAGAATCAGCCACACCTTGTACGTGTGGTCCTAGATACATCTCCGTCGTAGGAGCATTCATTTCAAGTCCATAAGCACCCGTGACGGCTTGCGTCATCACTACACCCGTCCCCGGCCCAGTGAAACTTCCAGGCTGGACGGTTGCATTGTTGGGCGGGGTGAAAGAATTCCCCAGACCATCAGACCAAGCATAACCAAATCGACTCAAATCTGTTCCGGTCAAAAGTTTGTACACCATCGTGTTCGGGTTGCCCGCAACGGAAAATATCCCGTAGAAACTAGCCGTTGCCCCACTCGTCGCTTGAGTAATCGTCGCACCATAGGCAATCGTGCCTACATGAGTTCCGAGCACGTAACTACTGGTAGGTACTGTGCCTGCTACGCCAAACGTGACGTACGAAGAGTATATCGTAATTGGAGCGGACGGCAAAGCATAAACAGGATTGATAATCGACTCAGCGTTGAGATTGTCGAGAATACTCACAACCGCATCGTTATATTCCGCCCCGGCATGGTCTGTGTATGATAAGTCAAAGTTCACCTGAGGGTCTACGCCTGCCGGGTAAGTACCAACAGGAGCAATTGAAGTCGCAACAATCGTGATGGCATAAATGCCTTCTGCAAGCGGACTAAACGAATACCCTTGTCCTGCTGTGAGGTCTGTGTAATCTATTTGGCCTTGTACAAGTACGACTGCGGCGGTCAAATTGAGGATCGCCATACAACCACCTTCCATACGATTATAGATACAACCCGGAGCGAAGTCCGTGCCGTCAGTCTGATCAGGGTTGCAGACAGCAAAGGTGTTGGTCTCATTGAGGTCCGGCCAAGAGTACGGATACTCCACGGGGACATAGGCATACCCACGCAATATGTCCGTTGCTGTAATGCTGTAGGGCACACGTACGGTCATGATTGCCCCAGACAATCCGTGCTCAATGTTGTACTTGTTATTCACTGTGGCAGGGGGTGCTGCTCCTCCTGGGAACAATTCATCCAAATCAATGAAATTCTGGGCAATCAGGTCGGGCATGCCTTCCAAGGCCAATCCCAGATTCTCGGTAACCGGATAATCTCCCGCAGGATAAAGATTGTTGCTCATACGAAACTCCTATTTTGGTGTGTGCTGGAAAAAGCGAGTGAGAGGATTTGGTAGGATATTGTCCGCACTGCCAGATACAATCTCGGCATCCTTTAGGACTTTCTTGGCCATCTCAGCCATGTAAGCTTGCTCCACTTGCTTATGTTCTAATGCTTGAATCTGTCTTTCAGTATCGGCCATCATTTCCTGCCGATGATTGACTTCCGCTTCAGCAGCCATTTGTGCAAGCCGCCGTTCGCGGTCTTCCTTTTCCAATTTCTCTTGCTCAGCGCGTATTCTCGCTAGGTATTTCTCTTGAGGTGTCATTCTGAGTCTCCAAAAGGTGTGGGCCGGATCTCACGGCCCTCCAGGTCCTTTCTGTCTCTGACCCTGTTGTCATTCTTTTGTTACCCTCGGACAGTGGTGCGGTCCCAGATCGCATGCGCAATCACAGAGTCTGTGATCGTCACGGATGCACCGCTTGCCAGCTCTGTACCATTGAGCAATATGACAAGTGAATCGGTTGCAGGCACATAGCGGAAACTATAAACATTTCCACCAGGAGCTGTCTCATCTGTCAGGAGACATTCCAAAAATCCATTGAAGTCCACCGTACGCTGATCAGCATACAGAACCAGACCGAATGGTATTCCACCCGTGGTATAGGTTCCAGGTCCAAAGGAAACCTGAAGGTAAGCTCCAATGGTCTTACCTGTGATATCAGGGAACGTCAGTTCCGTGAGTGTAACCGAGCTTACTGCGCTAGACATACTTTTCTCTTTTCCCCGCCTCGTCTTTGACTAGCGGATACTATTGGTGTTTTATTTGTGTTGCAAATTGCCGTTTGATAGGCGGCAAAACTTGTGCCTGAGAAAACCTACGTGGCTGTGCTGTGATTGCCTTTCGACCTTCCCAGAAGGCCCTGGCTTCAGAGGTGACTTCACCCTCTATGTAACGCTTGGACCAGTCCTTGGTTTTCAAAAATTTTTCTACAGCAGATCTGAGTTCTTCTGCTCGTGTCATTGCCACTCCTTCATGATGTTCCAGACTTTGTAAAATTCTCGGACCACCACATCTGAGCCTGTATTGTGCCACCCCGTCCAATTCAAATAAATGACAGCTGCGAATACTTCTGGAGTAAGTTCCCTTTTTGGTGGTATGCCCCGAGTAAACCTTAGGGAACGCTTGGGCTTCAACTTGAGGAAATCCTCAGGATTACCCTGGTAGATGTGATGTCTCACATCATGTGTGAGAAAAATACCTTTGGTATGAAGCACTGTGGACACCCAAGCCTCATCATTACCATGAACGTAATTATGTGTGCTCCCAGGCCGTCCCGGTAAAGGTGCTTCCACAATGAGCTGCATACACCTTCGATTCAAGGTGTAGAGGAAACCCCATGGAGTGTTGATCTCACCCGGCTTGCATCCCGGGTCTCTCCAACCAGAAAAATCAGTCTTGTGAAACTCAACAAACCATCTCTTCGGAAGGAATACCACATCATCATCCAGCTTGGCGCAGTAATCATATCCATGCTCATATGCCCAAGTGAAAATCGCCTTGATCTTTTCTGGCAAATCCAGGTAAGCATCACCGCAATCCAAAAACACCTCATCAGGAAGAGGTTCCCGTGTGGCCCCTCGACCTCTAAAAATCTTAACATCAAGACCTGGAGGCACTGTGGGCAACCATGTGTTACGGACTGCGTTTGAATACTCTTCCCGGCAATGCGCATTGACTATTGCTACCAGGACCTTCATATTTTCTCCTGAGTGCTCTTCGAGGCACAGGCAAATGCTTGGCCATCTCCTCATTGTATAGTTTGTAATCCTCTAGAAGCACCGTAGCGGCCATACCTTGCTGTGTATTGACTGCTTCAAGGTTAAAATGTACTCCTGCACGGTATTTGAATTCAAACAATGCCTTCATGTCCCAATCTCGGTCATAACCATGCACAATCGAGAACAGCTTACCGGCAGGTTTGTCCACGCATTCCACACCTTTCAAGGGGTGAGAAGGAACTTCAAATATGAGTTTCCTATCCGCGATTTGTGGCACTCTGATGTTGTTCCCCCAAAAAGGGTTGAACACGATCATGGGATTCTTAGGTTCTGGCTTGGTTCCTGCGTACAACCCACAAGTGTTGACATCCAGCACCGGGTGAGGGTCGAGCATATGAGGCCAACAAGGCATGCGCCAAGGGCTCCAGCATGGGTGCAGGCAAGCTGCGAAGCCTTCAGACCACCGAGGTATCCGAGTGATGCTCTTGAGCGTTGTGTGCAAAACGTAATTGATCCAAATCTGGCAAGGAGGATAGCCACCTAGGTACGTCTGGCAACCTTCGGAAACATGCATGAACACCTCGGCCATTGCCGACGATTCACCGGCCCAGGTTCCACCATTGATAACTTGGCAATCCTTGATCTCCTGATATCTAGATTCCCCAAGGATAGTCTGCGCCCACAGTTTGTTCGTTTCTTCGTGCTCGATGCTGACGCATTCATTGGAGGCTATGACACCGGCCTTCCCTATGTTCTGCTCCATCCATACACCGGGATCACTTTGGAGCACCAAATCTTTAACGTCCAGCCAGAAAATGTAACGGAACTCTTTGTAGTGATCTCTAAGATATTCCCAACACACGCGCATGCGAGCGATGAAGAATGCTTCCGGTGGTTTAGGCAACTCAACAAGCTCGAAACCATGCTTCAGAAGATCTCTGCGGGTCTCTGGATGAATGTCCCAGATGATCATAACTTTACGCCCAGAAAATTCGCTGCGCTTGATGCTTTCCAGGTAACAGTTGACTCCACCTGGGCGAGTACGTTCCCATTGAGTGCCAAGTACGCCAAGAATCAGGTCCTGAGTCTTATCCATTGCCCCACTTCTCCTTGTAGATGTCTCTCTCCTTGAACCACAAATCAGAGCCCACCACTCTTCCAAAACCTTGATGAGTAACCACAATGGGCCACACGCCAATCTTCAAGCCTTTCTGTAAGCACGTACGGCTGAAGTCCAGATCATAAAGCCCAAAAGCGAAGCTCTCGTCAAACCTAACGTCAAACTCCAAAAGCTTCTGTGTGTTCACTGCTATGAACAGACCGTCGATCATGTAACAGCTTCGTGGTGACGACCCATGAAAAGCTATGCAATCGCTGGTTAAAGGTGTGTCACCCATAGCCACTGTACCAGCATCCCAACGAGCCACGCACTCTGGATTTTCTCCACTGTCCCAGATTGCACTTGGCGGAGGATCAGATTGTCCTGCTATACCTACCACATCAAACGTGTTCAAAGCTTCATTCAGCCTCTGAGCCAACCAATAATCTTCAAGGAACACATCATCATGTACAAAGAGAAGTATGTCGTCTTTGTATTCCTCGGTCAAAAAGCGATTGTACACGGTGCAGAGACCATCAGTGTTGCTATAAACAATACAAGTCTTGGAGATGCCAGGAATGCGTCGTAAACTCTTTCCCAAAGCCTTATCTTCAAGGTTTGCCCCTCGGGTTGCACTGACTAACGTGATGTTCTTCATATAACCTCAGAACAAAAGCAAGGAATCGTACAGGCTGACTCCTGTATACTTTGGAACGAATCCCAAACCTCTGAGCTTTGTAATATCCATGTAGAACGACGCCACAGGGACTTTAGCCTGGAAGGCTGTTGGCTCTTTGTAGATGATCTCACCTGTTGACTTCACTCGATCTTTGATGTATTCAAGGATCTCGGCGTAGTACCAAGTCTTTCCGTTGCCAACATTGTAGATCTCGTTGAGATTCCCTCGGTTCATGACTAGATCTATGGCGCGTACGCAATCCTCAACATGCATCACATCTCTGTAGAACAGACCATCTCCGTATAACTCAACATTCTTCCCATCCTTCAGAAGGTTGATGTTGTACTGCAGCACGTTTTTCTTCAGAGACACCTTGTCCCCGGGTCCGAGCACATTGGGAAGACGAATGATGCGATATTCGAATCCAAAAGTTTCGCAGAAGGTTATGACGAACATCTCCGCGCAGTACTTGGTAATCGTGTAGAATCCCCTTGGCTTGCACACGGCTATCTCAGGCACCGGGAGTTCTCTCTGGTTGCCATATACGGACCAGGAGCTGATGTAATTGAACACGCCACGCTTGCCTGTGCATTCTTGATACTTGCGCCAGTTGGTCAGAGTATCCACCAGCGGAGTCAGATTCGTGTCGATATCCAGGTGGGGCTGATCGTAAATGTTGTAATTGTGAATCGTGCTGATGAGATACAGGACATCTTCACTGTAGACATCACGGTCTTCTCTCTGATTGATTCGGGCAATGTTGCTAATTGCAGGGTCATAGTACTCTTCCACATAATGCCTGCCAATAAAGCCTGTGCCCCCAAAGATTGTCAAGGGTTTCATCTGAGTCTCCTGAATCTAATAGGTCTTTGCACAGGTGCCCCGAGAGGGTAATACACTCCCTTGGCTTCCCATGCCTCTTTCATCATCCACGGCTGATACTTGGCATCCCAAGCGCGCACGCTACTGAGATGCATAGTCAAATCCTCGGGATTCAAGGACTGCCCAGGTATAAACTTGAATCGGGGGTCTGCATGCAGCTCGATGCCTTGTTCCAGCAGGGCCCTGGCCATATGAACGTCTTCCTCGCAGGTGGTGGTAATCGGGTGCCGTAATACATTCTCCATGGCGCGCCGAGAAAGCCCATATCCGGCCCCTCCTGAGGCAAAGAAGCTGTTCCTGCCACCTACCCAGTCGTAAACGTCCAGACCGGACCCCAGAAGCTGCCTGGGGCGTACGAGGGTGTCTAAATCCACCTTCCAGACAAACTCATACCCCTGATCCAGAGTCCAACGGAACATCTCCACGCACTTCTTGGTAATCCCGTCCCAATCATCGGGCACATCAAGGAAAACCTCATCCAAACTAGGGGTGCCCTGAGGATTACCCAAGAAGAACCTCAGATCAGAGCTAGGGGCAACCTCGGGGCCCCAGGTATCACGTACGGTCTGCTCATATTGCCTAAAAGAATGACAGCTTGGAATAGCTATAAGGATCTTCATTAGCCACCAAACTTGTTTTTGAAGATGGTACATCCTGTGGTTATGATCGAAAAGCCTATATCCTTCATACCCAAAAGACACAGGCCTGAGCCAGCAGCAATCAGAGCAAAGGCATGAAGTTCGTACTTGTATACGAGGGACATGAAGCCATCAATTTTTGCAAGCACATCCTTGAATTCCATAAACCTCCTTATAGAAGCATGCTCCCGTGGCAAAACCCAACAATACTGACCAGATTTGTGATGGTAGCTACATTGACTGACATCGAGCCTGTGCCACTAATATTCAGGTTCACTGTTAGGCCCGCTGATGCAGGCACTTTCAATGCAATGGCAAGGTAGGTATATGTAGCAGGACTTCCTGGTGCTCCCAAACCATATCCCGATTTAAACATTTGATAGTAATTCCCAGCAGAGTCAGTGACTGTCAGACCAGGATCATTGCCGTTGTTCCCTACATTGATATCTGTGTAGTCTGAAGCGTATACTACGATTGAGTATCCCTCAGGAACTACTCCAATGTTAAAAGGGACCGTACCCGGCGTGAAATGAGCACCACTCTCTCCAACCAACTGGTTTATGACAGGCTGTGTGCCATTCGTTTGGCAAATACATAGAATGTTAGACCATCCATTGAAGTTCCCATCAAAGAAAGCCTGTGTCTCTACAAACTGAACAGGTAACTCAGAAGAAAGAAAGCTTCCATAGTTTGGACCACCCGCTCCTGTATACCATCCTGCAGGAGTACCACTGACTTCTGAATTGGTGCATGCCACAAACAGTGCAAAGTCACCCAGAGCAGTTGGGGTGAGAATACTGGACACAAGATTACCACCTGCACCTGTGGCTCCTGCTTCTTGGATGGGCATTGAGTCTCCTTACGGGATGGTAATATTGAGTGTGATATTCAATCGCTGAACCGTTGTTGCGGAAGCGACAGAAAACTGAATCTGTGTTCCGGCCAACACCGCTGCATCCCAAGCTGACACAGAAAGATTTTCATTTGCCTGTGCAGAACTCAATGTAGGATTATCCCCACCTGTGATGCTTGCTGTGGAAGGAAAATTCGCATACGAAGATGATAGCACATCCACTACAGCTGAACCAGACTGATCTGCCGTGATTACCCAGCCTGTGATGGTACAATTCAAAGGAATATTCAGCTGTCCTTTTATCCCTGTCGTAACGACTGCACCACCACCATCTATCGTGTAGTAGATCGCGCTCACCCGAGGTGTCGGAGAAGGCGGAACGTACGGAGTGGGGTTAAGATTAGTGATTGTCATGTTGCCCAGGTTGTCAGTGTTGACCAACATACCTGCGCCTTGAATCACATTCAGAACTGTCTGGTTGAAGTTTGGTGTGCCATTTGTAGCCAGAAGAATTGATGTTCCTGCGCTGGAACCAACGTTGCCTATTGACTGATCAACATAATACTGCTGCAACTGCCCACCATAGTAGATAGCCACAGTATACAACCCTGGGAGAACATAGAAATCATAGTGCCCGAAACCATCAGCGATAATTGGCTGAATGATAGGGGTGATCCCGGCATCCGAGAATATAGGAACCTGTGGATTAGGCACAAACGGAACTGGAGTAGTACGTGGAGGCGTTACAGGAGGTATCACGTTCGCAGGTTGGCTCAGAACATAGATCTGTGCCCCCGGGACGGCTGGTCCCTGTGTGGTCTTTACCCAACCGTCCGAGCGATAGTAGTTCATATTTGCCATGACAACTCCTTATGGTATTCAAATATTCCTTATGTGTGAATCGACAGATGCACAAGATGGTATGTGGAGGACCAACTTGACAGGTAGTTTCCCGCCCAAAACCCGGCTTCTGCTGGTATAAGGGAACTCCCATTGAAATGCGTTCTGGACTCTTGGTATGCTTGAATCCAGTTATACCCATCTGCTGATATGTACCACGTTCGATAGGTGGTGCGGTCGTCGTAAATTCGCATCCATACTAGCGGTCCCGTCACGAGAAACGGGTACGCCGTGTTTGGCGTTGCCGTGGAGTTATTGTTGAAGCTGGAATAGTTGTTGTATTCCTGTCGCTCCATCATGAAATTGCCACTGTCTAACCCCGGTTCATATCCGTACTTCATCGTGGCAATTTTATTGGAGCTTGTGGTACCATCAGACAATCCCGCGCCTGCCCCCGCATTTACAGATGCTACAAACTGCAAGTATGCGATGTCAACGTAGTATGCGCCTGAAGCGGGTATGGCTTGAAAACAGCCAATCAGGTTGTTGGTGCTGACGCCCGCTGGAACGAACATTGATATGCCACCGTGAGCGTAACTAACTGTGGTACTGTTCATGTTAACCACGGTGGTGTTGCTCGCCGTTGGCTCCGTGACATTGTAGCCGAAACAAAACGCCTGCCACACCGCACCGTCATAGACATAAGAGAATGGTGAATCCGTACAGACATAGGTTGCGCCTGTGCTTGGACTTGCAGGAGGAGAGGATTTGAAAGCTGCATTGGTACCAATAGTAATACTGCCACCACCACCACCAGCACCAGTAGCCCCGGTAGGCCCTGTAGGCCCCGTGGCTCCTCCTCCAGGTCCAGTTGCTCCTGTGGCTCCTGTAGTGCCTGTTCCTGTAGCTCCGGTCGGCCCTGTAGCTCCTTGAGCACCTGTTGCTCCGGTAGGCCCTGTAGCTCCTTGAGCACCTGTTGCTCCGGTAGGCCCTGTAGCTCCTTGAGCACCTGTTGCTCCGGTAGGCCCTGTAGGCCCCGTGGCTCCTGTGGCTCCGGTAGGCCCTGTAGGCCCCGTGGCTCCTGTGGCTCCATTCAAACCATTAGCCCCGGTAGGCCCTGTAGGCCCCGTGGCTCCTGAACCTGTCCCTCCACCATTCAAAGATGCCCCCATAGGCACTTGATCTGTGTAAACTTGCTGAACATTGCCACCATTGACAATCACAACAGTGTACGCACCAACTGGAGCGTAGTAATCGTAATGCCCAAAACCATCAGTGATGATTGGCTGAGTGATAGGAGATGCTCCAGCTGGATCAGCATATACTTGCTGAAGAGGTGCAGGCGGAACGTATGCTGTGTCTGCAGGTTGGTTACAGATGTACACCTGAGCCCCAGCTATGGCTTGCCCCAGGACGCTTTT